ATGTTCCAGCAGGATTCGTTGAGCCAGCCGCCGGAAGTTGGCAGGTAGTCGGCACGAGCCTTGGAACCTTTGCTTACAAAGTGAATGCAAACGCGGTCACTGAGCTTAGTCTTTTGGGGAACCTTGGCACCGAAGTGTATCGCAAAGCTGGTGACCTTTATGGTGTTATATTGTTGCCCGAAACAGCAACAGGCGCAGACATCGAAGCGGCTCGCAAGCTCTTGATTGATAGGGGCGCGGCAGACGGAACAACATCAGGAAGTATCTTCACATACTGGTATAACCGAGCCGACATGGTTGAGTTTAAACACATTAACACCTCAAGCGTTACCATATCAAATTACGCTTGGTATTCCTGTCAGGCGTTAACTAGCTTCCCCGCTTTAGATTTAAGTAATTCAACCATTTTCAACAGCGCATGGCAAAGTTGCGGGGCCTTAACATCCTTCCCCGCGCTCGACATGAGCAGCGGAACGAACTTCACCAGCGCATGGAACTCCTGCACCGCCCTAACGTCATTTCCGGCTGGCGCAAAGCTAGGCACGGCGGCGGCTAATGTGAGCTTTGAGAGCGCATGGCGGTCAAGTGGACTCACTTCGTTTAGCACTCCGCTTCCGACAGCGACTAACGTGAATTTCGCATGGCTCGGTTGCTCATCTCTTACGAGTTTTAGTTCGGACCTTTCTTCAGCGGCGACTGCGTATCAGGCATGGGTAAATTGCTCTTCACTTGAAAGTTTCACTTCTGCCTTGCCGTTAGTAGCGAACGCTCATGAGGCATGGGCGAACTGCAATTCACTTGAAAGTTTCACCACAGTCTTGCCATTAGTGGCGAGCGTTTATCAGGCGTGGTATGGATGCTCGTCACTCACCGACTTCCCATCGGGCGTGTTTGCCAACTGGAATCCAGCATCTATCTCGTCAGGAGTCTTCAATAACGCATGGTTCAACTGCACGTCACTCACTGCTCAATCGGTCGAGAACATCCTTGTCTCCATTAACGCATCAGGCAAACACGCAACGTCAGACGGTGACGCTTATGTTAATGGAGTTAATACACAACTGGGTGACGCTGGCATCGACATCGACTACGACGGGACCGCACTCAGCGCAGCGACGAACACCGCCATCGCATCGCTGCGAGACACAAAGGGCTGGAGCATCTTTATCAACGGCGTAGAACAAACAGCATAATAATGACAGACGAAACACATCGATTCTTTTGGATTAAAGACCGGACAACCTACGTCGCACTTTGCACTCATGTGGACGACTCCAGAGGATACCCAGACGGCAACGGGACTGAGAGAGGGCTACCAGTCTGGGACAAGCTCTTTGCTGACCCTGAGACAACCACAGACAAACTCTATTGCCTCGACCGTTGGCGTTTTAAGGAGGGAGACGATGAGCCGCTACAGGCCGCCCTCGATGCTGGTGTTATTGTTGAAATCGACCTCGACACCTACATGGAACGACTACGCTGGGAACCACCTATCGTGGAAGAGGATTTGGAAGAGGATTTGGAAGAGGAAGAAGACAACATCCTAGAATTTGAATAATGGAAGACCAAGAACCACTCACAGAAATCGAACAGAGCCGAGCCACGACAGGCTACCGGCACTACGTCGTTCAACCTGATGTCTACACGGCCATGGTTGCGGCTGTGGATGAATCCCGAGGCTACCCGAACCCAACGACACTCACCGGACTGCCACCTGTCACCCAGCTTGCTGAAGCCACCGATGGCTCAGGGCGGCTCATTGCCATTGACTGCTGGCGGTTCACTACTAACGACGATGCGATGCTTGGAGGGGCCGAGGGCGTCCAAGAGTTGACTCAACTAGAATTTTTATCAATAAAACCTCAACCTACTGAGGACGACTTACCATGAATTTCAAAACTGCTAAATCCGTATATGACACCCTTGAGGGGAAGCGCTACCAATACCTGGATCGCTCTAGGTCGTGCTCTAAGCTTACCCTTCCATATGTCATGCCTGAGGAGGGCCACGGGCCACACAGCAGACTAGAAACACCTTTTCAGGGCGTTGGGGCTCGCGGAGTAAATAACCTCGCCTCCAAATTACTGTTAGCACTCCTTCCGCCTAACGCCCCGTTCTTTCGACTGAACATTGACACATATGCCCTGGCCGCTGAGGGCGCACCAGAAGAGCTAATCTCTGAGATTGAATCTAGTCTACAACAGGTAGAGGAGTCAGTCATGAATGAGATCAGCAGGGAGGCATACCGATCGGCGATCCATGCGGCCCTTAAGCATCTCATAGTGACTGGTAATGTGTTGTTGTATATGCCTGATGAAGGAGGCATCCGAGTGTTCCACTTAGACCGCTTTGTGGTAGACAGGGACCCGATGGGCAACGTGCTCCATATAGCCACCAAAGAGAACCTTAGCTACGAAGCTGTGGACGATGAGGTCAAGGAGGCCCTTGCGAGCTCTGGGGGACAACCTACGGACGAGATCCACCTATACACGGCTGTGTGCCGGGAAGGGGACAACTTTGTGATTTACCAGGACGTCAACGGGACTGCCTTGCCTAGCTCTGGGGGCACGGTGAAGGCTGACAAGAACCCATTCATTCCACTCAGGTTCTCCCGCATTGACGGTGAGAGCTATGGCCGTGGGTATGTTGAGGAATACCTAGGTGACCTCCAGTCCCTTGAAGGCCTCACACGGGCCATCGTTGAGGGATCAGCGGCGGCAGCCAAGGTGATGTTCCTGGTTAACCCTAACGGCACTACGCGAGCCCGGACGCTGGCTGAGTCACCTAGTGGCGCTATCGTTCAAGGCAACGCTGCTGATGTAACAACACTACAACTAAACAAGGTGAATGACTTCAGGACCGCGCAGTCTGCGATTCAAGTGATCTCTGACCGCCTTGGTTCTGCCTTCTTGCTTACCTCAGGAGTCGTTCGGAATGCTGAGCGGGTCACCGCTGAGGAGATCCGTATGCTTTCCCAGGAACTCGAGTCGGCCCTTGGAGGGTTGTATTCGTTGTTGTCAACTGAGATGCAGATGCCATTCGTCAATAGGCTTATGGACGTCATGAAGCGCAAGAAGAAGCTACCTGCCCTCCCTAAGGACGTAGTGAGCCCAGTGATCATCACCGGGGTCGAGGCGTTAGGACGGGGCAATGACCTCCAGAAGCTTGACTTGTTCCTTGCGGGGGCAGCACAAGTGGTAGGGCCCCAAGCTGTGGCTGAGTTTGTGAATGTTGGAGAATATTTCCAGAGGCGTGCGACCTCGCTAGGCATCAAGACTGCTGGACTCGTCAAGAGCCAGGAAGAGATGCAAGCTGAGCAACAACAAGCCCAACAGATGGCGATGTTGCAGCAAGTAGCGCCACAGGGCATCAAGGCCCTTTCTGACCAATCTATTGAACAACAACGGCAACAAGGGGCACCTGAACCTGAATAACTAATAAATGGCCGAATTACAAACCAGCACGATGGTAAGCCCGTCAGTGCAAGAACAAGAAGCAACTGATAACACAGAAGCAATGGCCCAAGCTTGGGATGACAAGCAGGAGGCACTACAACAAGACCTTGGGGATGGCTTAGTGCCTGACCCTGAGGAACAAGCACAGGAGCGCCCTGAGTGGCTCCCTGAGAAGTTTACAAGCCCGGAAGACATGGCGAAGGCCTATGGCGCGCTTGAGGCGAAGCTTGGGAATCCTACTGAGGAACCCACAGATACCGCTGAGACCGCTGAACCATCCGAGGCATTCCAATCAATCAACCAAGCCACCGAGGAGTTCATGGAAGCAGGGGTGCTCAGTGATGATACCTTTAAATCCCTGGAGGGCTCAGGGCTCCCTAGAGAGCTCGTTGAGTCGTATATTGCAGGACAACAAGCAATTGCTGAGAGTCAAACCAATGCGGTCTATGATATCACAGGGGGCCCGGAGAGCTACACAGCGATGGCTGAGTGGGCCACTGAGGCACTCGGTGAGACTTCTGTGGATGCATTCAACCAGATTGTTGAGAAGGGGACCATCGACCAAGCGAAGGTAGCTGTGCAAGGCCTCTACTCCCAGTATCAGTCAGCCAATGGGGCATCCCCTACGCTCGTCCAAGGGAACACCTCGGGCAATGCTGTGGCGCCGTTCGGTTCATCTAAGCAAGTCAGTATGGCTATGCGTGACCCCCGGTATACTAATGACCCAGCGTATCGCAATGAGGTCCAACAGCGCCTTGCCATCTCTGACGTCCTTTAAATCATGAGCACACTAATTAACTACATTATCGACAACAAAGACACCCTTATTGGGACCCTTACCGCTATCGTTGCGGCGGCATCAGCCATTGCAGCACTCACCCCAACTCCTAAAGATGACGGGTGGGCCGCTAAGCTTTACAAGGTTGTGGATTGGCTTGCTCTTAATGTGGGGAAAGCCAAAGATAAATGATTGCGACTATCGTTCGATTACTCATAGCCTTCCCTAAGTTGGGGAGGCTTTTCCTTTCTATAAGAGATGAATACACTGAAGAGCTTAATAACCGCAGGCTCACTCGCCACCGCCTCCTTATCAATAAGTGGGTGCACGACTCTCCCGCCAAGCCGGATACCCGAAATGATCCAGAGGCTTGAAGCGCACGAGTTTGACAAGGACGAGAAACAAACTATCTCAACTCTTCTTCACTACATTAACTACCTAGAGAATGAGTTGTAGTGCATGGTTTGGGGGCTCAGCGCTTCCCCAGGACGACCCTGAGCCGATCTTAGCGATCTGCGTAGGGCACAGCCGTGCAGTGGACATGGGGGCTTCCTCGTGGGACAACACAACCACCGAGTGGGACTACAACCTTCGGGTCGCTAAGGCAATGCATGAGCACTTAGATGTTCCCAGTGTGATTGTGTGTGAGTATCTGGGGGATAACTACTTTGATGCAATGGAGAGGCTTGGTGAGTCACTCAAAGCTAAGAAGGTCAAAGCGGCCATCGAGCTCCACTTTAACTCAGCAGGGGCGTCCGCGCATGGCAGTGAGATGCTCCACTGGCACAGGTCCAGTAAGGGTAAAGAACTCGCTGAGTGCCTACAGGAGTCTGTTGTTAATGAATTCAAAACAAGGGACAGGGGCGTAAAGCCACGGGTGAAGCAAGAGCGAGGCTCAAAGTTTCTCCGGGTAACTCCATGCCCCGCTGTGATCGCTGAGCCGTTCTTCGGGTCCAACGAAGACGAATGGAATCAATTTAAACTTAACCACGATAGCCTGGGCGCTACACTGGCACAGGGATTCAACAACTACTATCACCCTAGTGAGTAAAATAGACAAACCATCAGTTGATGACATCGTTAAGGTGGTATTCCTAGACCATGCACAAGACTTAGGGAAACCCCTCGGATGCACTGTGTATGGAGTGGTGGAGTATATAGATAAAACCTCCATGAACATTTTAACATGGCACCCTACCCACAAGGAGGACCAAAGTGAGAAGTGTAACCAAACAGTATACACAATCATACGAAGCTGTATAACACGGCTCAGTGTATTAAATTAAACTTTCATTGCGTCCAATAAATCCAAGGACATCAAACCATAAACCTTCAGCCTGATGCGTCAGACAACTGATTGTTTCGTTGGTGACTAACGACTACGGACAAAATAAACAAAAACAAAAAACTATAACAAAAACTTATTATGGCACTAGATAACTACCCCTCTATTCCGGGTAAAGTAAATGGAACAGGCGCACGACTAGCGAACAACGCAACAAACTTTGCTGCGAACAACGCTCTGTTCCTGAAAGTATTCAGCGGTGAGATTCTCACAGCGTTTGATGAATCAAATGTAGCGAAGGACCTCATCATGACTCGCACGATTTCCAGTGGAAAGAGCGCACAGTTCCCAGTCACAGGCAAGGCAGAAGCCAAGTATCACATCCCAGGTGAAGACTTGCTAAACACAACGTCCGCATCAGGCAGAGACTACTTGTCTCAGATTGCACACAACGAGAAGGTAATTAACATTGACGACATGCTCGTC